GGAACTGCTGAAATAGGGATTGCAGCAGTCAGTGCTCGCTAAACGCTTCTGCGTATCAGCCAGGACGATTCGGGACATTCAACAGGATATGCAAAATGAGATACAGCAATCAGTACAAGGAACTGCAACAGGAACTTCATGCCCGGAACGTGGGCTACGGGACGTCGGGCTACAAGCATGCACAGCACGTGATCGAACTGGCGAAGCACCTGGGCACGAAGGACATCCTGGACTACGGGTGCGGCCAGCAGACGCTTCAGAAAGCATTGCCGTTCCCGATCACAAACTACGATCCGTTCATCCCTGGAAGCGATTCTGAACCTGAACCGCATGACATGGTGGTCTGTTCGGACGTGATGGAACACATCGAACGCGAGTGCCTGGATGAAGTAATTGACCACCTTGGCAAACTGACGAAGCGTTTGTTGTTTGTCGATATTGCCCAACATCCTGCAAAGAAGCTGTTGGCCGATGGACGCAATGCTCATCTGATTATCGGCGGAACATCATGGTGGATAGGTCAGTTCGCGGCATGCTTCGATCTAAGGTCGCTACAGAGCTACGACGGCGGATTCGTAGCGGCATTTGTGCCGCTGGAGGGTTCGGGGAAATGACGCCGCTTAAGGTCTACATCGGCTATGACGGACGCGAAGCGATTTGCTACCACGTGCTCAGTCATTCAATCCTGACCAGGGCGTCTGGACCTGTACAGATATGTCCTATCATGCTGTCCCAGCTTGGCGATATCTACAAGCGTGAACGCCATCCGGGCCAGTCCACGGACTTCACCTTTGCCCGGTTCCTTACGCCACATCTGGCCGGACCGGGAATCTCAATCTTCCTAGATAGCGACATGCTATGTCTCGCGGACATTTACGAGTTAAAAAAATTGGCCCTGGAACAGACGCACTCAGACGTGCTCGTAGTGAAGCACGACTACAAGCCGAAGCCAGGAAGGAAGTTTCTCAACCAGACGCAGGAACCGTACCCCAAAAAGAACTGGTCAAGCCTGATGGTATTCAACGGCCACAGGATGGCCGTGCGCAACCTGACGCCAGAGTACGTCAACCAGGCATCCCCGATGGCGCTCCACCAGTTCGAGTGGGCGCGGGACGTAGGAGAAATTCCTTCTGAATGGAATCATCTCGTTGGTGAATATGACCCGAAAATTGGTGTTAAAATCGCGCATTATACTTTGGGCGCACCATGTTTCCGGAAGTATCAGAACTGCGAATACGCCGCTGAATGGTTTTCTGAGCTAGGGCGTATGACCTACTGCCACGATCCGGACAGTGAGGGCAGTTATCATGACGACTTATCTGGACGTACAGAATCGGGTAGCGACCGATTTCCTGAATCGCACTGACCTTACGCCGCAGATCAAGAACGGCATCAAGGCCACTATCCGCACCCACCAACGCCAGCGCTTCTGGTTTCTCGAAACCGCGACAGCGCTGGCGTGTGTCGTTTCAGTCGAAACGATCGCTCTCCCGGCCAATTTCTTCAAGATGCAGGAACTGGATATCACGCAGAGTAGCGCTGATATCAAGCTGGTTCCGACCGATTTCGATGAAATTCGGCTGCTGAACACGACCAGCTTCAAGGGCCTGCCGTTCAAATATTGTCTGTACGGCGGGAATATCCATGTGGCTAGCGTCCCTGATAGCGCCTACGCAATGCCATGCTATTACCTGAAGACGCTCCCGGCTTTGTCGGCGGATGCAGATACGAACAAATGGCTGTCGGCGGCGGAAGACCTGGTTGTCTACGGAGCGGCCAAGCATGTGTGGCTTAACACGCTGCGCAACGTGTCGGCGGCTGCGAACTGCGCACAGCTTGAACAGCAGATGATTAAGGAGCTACAGCGCGAGGAAACGAATCGCGGTATTAATCGTATCAAAGCCACACGATTCTGAGGACGCCATGCTATTCCAGACTAGCCAGTGGTTGCCAGACCAGCCCCGCCTGAATAATCCCGGCGATATTCAGGCGCTGAACGTCATTCCTGACGTGAGTGGTTATGTGCCGTTTCCCAGGATGACGCAGGCCGCAACCAGCACGACGATGGGCCAGACCTATGGCTCTACATATGCACGTGACAACGCCAACAACAGTTTCGTCTATACGGGCGACATCTCGGCGCTTTACCGGCTTGCTGGCCTGTCGTTCACGGCTGCAACACGGCTGGTAGGTGGCGCATATGCGACAGACGTAGCCAATGGATGGGAGTTTGCCAACTGGGGGCAAACGGTTATCGCAGTGAATGGCCAGGATGGCGACGTGCCCCAGGAGATTTCGCTTGGCGCTGCCAACTTCGTGAATCTGACGGGGGCTTTCCCTGCCGCCCACATTGCCGTCATCAATAACTTTGTTGTGCTGGGGAACATCTCGGATAGCGCAACACAGGTGCAGCGTGTCCGTTGGTCGGGCATCAACAACAGCCATATCTGGTCTCTTTCTTCGCAGGCATCGACACTGGCCGACTTTCAGGACTTGCCTGGTAACGGCGGATGGATTCAGAAAATCACATCCGGCGAACAGGGCGGGCTGATTTTCATGGAACGTGAGATTCACTCGATGGTGTTCGTCGGTGCCCCGCTGATTTTCCAGTTCACCAAACTGGTGGATGGTGTCGGTGCGTATGGGTCGAATTCAGTTGTCGTGTTCGAAAACCAGGTTTTCTTCCTTGCAAACGATGGGTTCAAAGCGTTCAATGGTTCGAACGTAACCGACATCGGAGAGGGTAAGGTAGACGCGTTTTTTCTGGACGATCTTGATACTGCATATGTAGGTCAGGTACGTGGGATTCTGGTGCCAGACAAAAAGATTGTGATGTGGGCATATCCCGGCTCCGGTCACTCAGGATCGAAGTGCAACAGGATCATAATCTATTCGTATGCGTTCAATAAATGGTCGCTTGTACAAATACCTAATGCGTTCTCCGCGAACATCGAAATCATCACGATTACATCGACTCCAGGCTATACGCTTGACGGACTGGATGCAGTGTCAACCAATATTGACGCATTGCCATTCTCTCTTGACTCACGGGAATGGACTGGCGGACAGCTAATCATGTCAGCCTATGTGAATGGCGTCCTGTACTACTTCAACGGAACGCCGATGGATGCGACGGTGGAAGTGGGCGAAACGAACCTGATGGGCAAGCTTGGCGCTGTCGGCGGGCGTGACGCGGTAGTGGGTAACAAGGCACAGATTAATGCTATATGGCCGCTTGTTGAGGGCGTTGTTAGCACATCTGCTGTGGCTGTGGCTGCGAAGTATCGAAACAACACGCAGATGGATACAGCGACACTGGATACGCTTCGATTCGCCAATTCAAGCGGCTTCGCTACGTCCAGGGTGGTGGCCAGATATGCAAGCTTCGTGATTAACACGACGGGTGTCTACACTGAAATTCAGGGTGTCGATGTCGAATTTGTGAATGCGGGGATGCGATGACAGTCAGTGCTGGTAGTTCAGTAAACGTCCCTTACTTCCAGGCCGATGAAAAGATTCATCGACGCAAGCTGGCGGAGTGGGCGAAACAGGCGAACATAGGTCACATCCCGGTCGTCGGGAATGTGACATTGGCCGCTGGAGCTACGAGCACGTCAGTAGCGGACTCGCGTGTCGCTCCCGGTAGCTGGATTGGGCTTGAACCGATTACCGCGAATGCGCTATCCGCTGCGCCTACCGTATGGGTATCGACATTCGGTATAGAGTATTTTGTTATCACGCACGCCAACTCTGCATCGGCAGACAAGACGTTTCGATATGCCGTATTAGGAGTCTGATATGAAATGGGGATTATGGAGCACTACCGCTGGTAGCAACAGCGCAACGCCACCTGATGGATGGCCGGAAGGACAGGCACCATCTACGGTGAACGATTGCGCCCGCGAGATGATGGCGCAGATTCGTACCGGGCTGAATGATATCCAGTTCATTGATCTTGGAGTGACGCCTACGCAGACCGGCAACGTAACCTTCACGCTGGCCGGTAACCAGATGCAATGGTATCCGTATGGAACGCGTGTCAAGGCCAACGTCGGTGGAACCAATGCCTATGGCACGGTAATTTCGTCCACCTTCACGACCAATACAGGTATCACACTTAGATTCGATACTGGCCAGGGGCCGCTTACTGCCAGCCTGTCTGCGGTATCTACTGGATTTCCATCTCCAAATGGAGCTATCCCTGAAAACGTGTTCCGTCGTAGGAACGCTATGATTAATAGTTGCATGGATATCTGGCAACGAGGAAATTCTTTTAGTGCCACGGGCGGTGCTGTCGCTGTTTATACATCTGACCGCTGGCAGTTTAACGCTAGTATGACTGCTGCTGCCGCAGTCACCATTAGTCGTTTTGAGCGATCCGCGAATTCCTCTTTCGTACCGACAGTTGCACAAAGTGGTTTTCTGATTACCAGCGCGTGGGGGATGTCTGTGAACGTAGCGATGGCTACGCTCAACGCAGGATCGTATGCTTATCTGGCGCAGAAGATTGAAGGTTATAACTGGCGTCATCTTGCACAAAAACCCACTACCTTATCTTTCTGGATCAATAGCAGACAAACCGGTACTTATTGCGTTGCATTGCAGAATGGTGCCGCAAACCAGTCTGTAGTCCAGTCATATCAGATTTCCGCTATTGCCACGTGGGAAAAAAAGACAATTACATTTCCAAAATCTCCATCGTCGGGTACATGGGATTATTCTGGAGGAATCGGTTGCAGCGTAATTTTCACCATGATGGCAGGGTCAACCTTCCAGGGTGGCGCTGGTAATTGGACTGCGACTTCTATCTATGCAACATCTTCGCAGACTAACTTCATGGCTTCTGCCGGAAATGTTGTCATGATTACCGGCATTCAATTTGAAGAGGGCACGAAAGATACGCCGCTTGAGCCAGTAGATATCCAGGTCGATCTGATCGATTGCCAGCGTTATTGTCAAACGCTTTTTGGAAGCGGGGTCCAGATTCCTGGACCGACATATACGACGAATGCCGCTCAGTTCATGGTTAATTTTAATGCTCCTATGCGTGCCGCACCAGCCGCCACATTCCCAGGTCTTGGTAACGTAGCTGCATTCATTTATCCAGGACCGGCTGCTACGGCGATTTCTGCACTCAGCCTTCTTTCGTCTGATGCAAACAGGGCAATTCTTAATGCTGTTGTGGCAGGAGCCCCCGGATTTGGTGCTGGAACTATTTATTTTGGGCTTAGTTCAGGAACACAAATCGTCTTTAATTCGGAGCTTCCGTGAACGAATACAACATGAAGGGCATCCCGCCGCAGGCTGTCGAAAGCCTGTGGCGTTTTGCTGAACCCTATATCAAGCGTGCACTCGATCACACGTATGGGGAAATCTCGCACGAAGACATCAAGGCGTTCTGCATGAACAGCGACATGCAGTTGTGGATGATTTCAGAAGGAAAGCGGATTGTCGGCGCGGGTACGACACAGATCGTTATCTACCCGCAAATGAAGGTATGCAGGATTGTGACGCTGGCCGGTTCAGATTTCCCGGAGTGGATGAACATAGCCCATATGAATCTTGAAATGTGGGCTGAATCGATGGGCTGTGAAGGCATGGAATGCTATGTGCGTAAAGGTTTCGTACCTAAATTGTGCGGAATAGGATATAAGCATAAGTATTCTGTATGCCATAAGAGCCTGAAGGCATAAAGGGGATTGAGATGAGCGGAAGCGGCGGCGGTTCGACTACCACACAGAAGGCAGACCCCTGGATTGGCGTTCAACCAGGGCTTCAGAACCTGTATGCCAATGCGGCCAATCTGGCCTCTGGCGGAGGTCCCGGTATCTATCAGGGCAGCGGTGTTGCGCCCCTTGCTGCTGGACAGCAGACTGCAATTAGAAGTCTGAATGACATTGCTGGCGGCGGTTATGGACCGATCAATACGGAGCAACAACATGCTCTGTCACTTGATTCAAACATCGCTTCCGGTAACGACCAGTTGAGCCAGACGTTGTCCCAGCTTTCTCAGGGAGGCGGCGCGGGCGGGGATTATCTCAAGAGTCTACTGAATCCTAACTACCTGACCTCTGGTGCAAGTGACCCGGCGCTGAAGGCGTACATGGATGCGGCGAATGCCGATACCACGCGCAACTTCACGAACACTGTTATGCCGGGGATTAATTCGACATTCTCTGCAGCGGGACGATTCGGCTCTGGCGCACAGAACGTTCAGTCCAGCAATGCCACGAACAACCTCGCTGGGCAGATTAGCAACACGAATGCTGGCATTACTTACAACGACCTGGCAGCACGCCGCGCCCAGGCGTTGTCGGCTGCTACTGGCCTAGGTTCGCAGCAGTTGCAAGCTGGTGGACTGCTGAATAACCGGCAGGGCTCGGCATTGCAATTGCTCCCAGGGTTGGCCATGCAGGGGACGCAGAATGCCAATGCCGGGTTGCTTGCTGGCGGGATGCAGCAACAGCAATCTCAACAGGAGCTTCAGGATTACATCAATCGGTTCAATTACAACCAGGCGTTGCCCTACAACAATCTGAACTGGTATGCGCAGATTCTGGCTGGCGGCAATCCGCTTGCATCACAGACCAGCACCAGTTCTGGCAACACCAGTGGTTTGCAGCGTGCTGGCACGGGTGCGCTGTCAGGTGCTGCGACGGGTGCGGCGCTGGGTTCGGTAGTGCCCGGCATCGGCACGGCAGTAGGCGCTGGCGTAGGCGCTATCGGCGGCGCTCTGTTTGGCGCTCTCTAAAGGAACGATCATGGCTGACTTCGATGTCAATGCGCTTCTCTCGAATCCCCTGTTCATGGGAGGCATTCAGGGTTTGCTTGCGCCCGCACAGGATCGCGGTCGCGCGTTCCTGACTGGCGTCCAGTCGGCTAGCCAGTTGACGGCTGCACAGCAACAGCAACAGTTGAATGCACTCAAGATCAAACAGGCTCAGAATGCGGCCAACTTCAATCCGCAAGATTACATGCAGACGGCTCCCACCCCTGTGGGCACAAATGCGGCGCTCGGCACTGCGAGTCAGGCTCTGCCAGCGCAAATGCCGTCCATACTGGCTGGTCCCATCGGAAGCCAGACGGCGCAACCCGGCGCGAATCCGGCGTCGCTTCCAGTCGAGCCTACGCCCGGCACGCCAACAGGACGCGTAGACCTTCCTGGCCTGCTGACGGGTGCCATGCAGGCTGGCATGGGTCCGCAGGATGCGATGGCCATTAATTCCGTGCTCGATCCGGAGACTGCCGCACGCATGGCACTGGCCAGCAAGTTTGAAAAACTGGCTCCCGGCGAAGTCGGCGTCAATGGGCTGGGCCAGCCTATCGCACAGAACGGCAACGCTCCCGTCAATGATCCGGCGGCTGTCATCGCGCGGACGCAGGCGGCGGCGCAGGCGGCTCGCGCCGCAGGTAACATTGCACTGGCCGACCAGCTTGACGCTTCTGTCCAGAAGCAATCGGGCGTGTTCGACCAGCAGATGCGTCAGGCTACGATGGCCAACACGGAAGCACAGCGTGCCGTCACGAATGAAAACCATGCGCAGATGGTTGAATTGCGCAAGACGAACCAGGAGCTTGTACAGAACCAGCGTGAACAGAACAACCAGTTCCAGACGCAACGCCAGGCTGTCCAGTTTACGAACCAGTTGGAGAAAGCCAGCGTGCCTCAGGCGCAAGCCGTGCTCGATAACATCAACGGCATCCTCGCGAAGTATCCGAAAGGACAACTGCCGGGTTATGGTGTGGTGGACGGGCTCAAGCCGATGTGGGCACTGTCGGCGGATGGCCAGCAGCTTCGTCAGGCTGTGGCGCAACTCGCCAACATCAACCTGAAGGTGCGGTCTGGTGCGGCTGTGACACAGCAGGAGTACGACCGGTTCCGTCAGGAGCTTGGCAACTCCAGCTTCGTGCCGGAAGACCGTATCCGCCAGGGTATTACGCAGATGCAAAACCTGGTGGAAGCGGAAAAGAAACACTTCGTTGCTGGCACGCCTCGCAACGTCATCCAGTCGTACGAAGAGAACGGTGGCATGCCGCTGTCCTATCTGCTGCCGCCAGAACAGAAGGCGGCGGCTCCAGCGACCGGTGTCACGATTGAATCGGCGACGCCCGCTGATATCAAGGCGGCTATTGCACGCAAGATGGGTAAGAAATAATGGCCACTCTGGACGATCTTTCAGTAGATCAACTGAATGCGCTGTATGCGCAGAAGACTGATCCGAACGTCGCCGCCATCCACTCGATTGAGTCTGGCGGCGCGTCTGCGACTGCCAACCCGGTCAATCCGGCAAGCGGTGCGTCCGGTTCGATGCAGACCATGCCAGCGACTTCCGCGAAGCCTGGCTTTGGTGTCAAGCCATCGAACGGCACGCCGGTAGACAACACACGGACTGGCGTCGAGTATTACCAGACCATGCTCAAGCGCTACAACGATCCGGTTAAGGCGGCTGTCGCCTACGACTGGGGGCCTGGTAACGCCGACAAGTGGATTGCTGGCGGCTCGAAACTCGATGACCTTCCTCTGGAAACGCTTCAATACATTCAGAAGTTTGACCAGCATACCGGCGCAATCAGCAAGCGCGGTGCTCCTACAGCACCAGAACAGGCTCCAGTTGCTGCTACAGCAACTCCGGCCCCGGCTGCGAATGCCCCTGCCGCTGCACAGGCGGTCCCCCAGCAGGCTCCGGCTCCGGCTGAACCCCGTTCATTCGGCCAGGAACTGCTACGGCAAGCTGGCCTGTTTGCGCGTGCCGCAGGGCATGGCATTGCGAACGCCGCCGGTGTCGTGGCCAATCCGGTGAATGCACTCATCAATACGGCTGGGAATGCGGTCGGTTTACATCCTGGCCTGAAGGATGTAGACACACTGCTGGGGAACTCGGTCAACCAGGTGACGCCCGCCCCGGCTCCCGGCCTCGAGTCGAACATCAACGAGGCGGCGGCGGCTGTCGGCAACCCGATCAACATGGCCACGGCTGGCATCCCGACGCAAGGCATCGCACAGACGGCACTCATGGGTGCCCTTGGCGCGGCCAACCAGCCCGTCCACGGCGACACCGATCTGACCCAGTACGCTGGCCAGGTGGCGACCGGCGGTGCCGCTGGCGGTGCGCTGGGTGCGCTCGGGCGCATCTTTTCACCGGCTACGTCTCCCGCTGTGCAGCGGCTGCGTGCGGAAGGCATCCAGCCGTCTGCCGGTCAGATGGGCGGACGTCTCACGGACAAGCTGGAAGCTGGTTCAACCAGCGTTCCGTTTACCGGCGAGGCCGTGAAAGTCATGCGCGAACGTGCCGACACGCAACTTAATCGCGCGGTGTACGCGCGGGCGCTCGCGGACGTGCCGAACACCGTCGTGCCGGATGAAGTTGGACGGGTCGGCATTCGCAGCGTGCGTGACCAGTTGCAGTCTTCCTACGACACGCTGTTGCCGCAGATGCATTTCAATCCTGACCAGCAGTTCGTGCTGGACATGGCACCGGCTGCGCAGATTGCGAACGAGCTACCTCCTACGATGGCGCGACGCTTCACGAACATCCTGGACGACACGCTCATGCATCGCATCCCGCAACAAGGGGTGGTGACGGGTGACGCCATGAAGGAAATTGAAAGCACGCTCACGACGCAGATCAAAGACCACATGGGGCCGAACGCGAGTGTGGATGAGATGAAAGTTGGTCGTGCGTTGCAGGCCACGCAGCAGGCATTGCGGAACGCCATTCAACGGCAGAACCCGGCGCAGGCACCGACGCTCCAGGCTATCAATCGTGGCTGGTCGGTCTACTCCGTGCTCCGGAAGGCTGGCGGCATGGCGACTGACCCGGACGCAGGCTTCACGCCCGCGCAGTTCCAGCAGGCCGTCAAGATGGCCGACAAGTCGCAGGGCCAGGGTCGGTTCGCTACCGGCACGGCTAACCTGCAACAGCTTGCTGACGAC